TGGATTGTCTTATGAGAATATGCTGGCCCTGGATGGAAAAAGATAAAAAGGAGGAATAAAAAATGGAAAGTTACGGCGCGGCGATGGTTATTGTTTGGATCCTGGGAATAATTTTGGCACTCATGGCGCTTTTAATGCCCGTATATGTGTATCAGATTCGAAACAAGACCCTTGCCATGGATAAAAAGCTGGGCACCATTATCGAGCTGTTAGACAATACGGCATGCCCCTTTTGCGGGGCCCCGAATAAAAGCAAAAATACGAAATGCATAAAATGCGGCAAGGCTATGGGGCTGTGACTAATAATTAATTGTTAATAATTAATTGTTAATTATTAGTTATTAATTTTTCTCGTTCGGAAACAGCAATGTTGAAAAAACATCGATCAGTCTTGAAATCGGTGTCATAAACAGATCGATGGTTTCCCATGTTTGTTTCTGGCCGCCAGTGGAAACAGCGGACATTTCCTTGACCACGGCCTTGACACCGTCTTTTACGAATGCTTTCTTCTGAACACCGGTCCCAGGTCCCAATAGTTTTTCAATCGTGGTCATCAGATTAATGATTAACGGTATTAATTGTAATGCAAATAGCCAGCTACTCATTTTTCATTCTCCTTTCGTTTTTCCGGCGAGGTACCCTACGCCCCCACCACTTATGGCTGAGAACATGGCTGTAATTGCCAGAATAGCAACCTCTTTTCCCGCTGAGTTCTCACCGGTTAATTTCAACATTGCCAAAACCGTAATTGCCGTGGCGCATACAATCGCAAGGCCGGCTAAACATGCTGTTATTTTGTCCATGATTTCACCCCGCTGGCTCGGTTTTTGTTATAGAAACAGTATAGCCTTTATAATATCGCTCGATATAAGCTATGATTTTTTTGAAAATATTCATCTCCTGGGGCGGGGCCGGTGCAATTGAATCTAATATGATTGATGCCTCATTTGAATAACCGCTCTCATTGCCCTCGGTATCGAATGCGGTTGCAACCCAGAAATATGTTCCGTCCGGGACCCTCTGATCCACAAACTCACAGCAGGCGGCATCGTTTGGGCCGCAGGCTATATCCGTCCCGACCTGCGCATAAGGCCCGCCGGCCTGAGTGCCCCTGTAAATTCGATAACCGGCCAGATCCTGCTCCGTGTTGGCACTCCATTGCAAAGTAATGTTGGAATCCGCCCAGGTCATGGCCGCTGTCATAAATAACACTGTTATTATTATCAGTATCTTTTTCATATTTTCCCCTTTTAATTATCAGTTAATAATTAGCAATTGATTATTAATTATTTCTCGCCGGTCTTCATCATTTGTGCCAGGCGGAACGCCCGGCTTTTGACCTGTAACGCCCATTTACTGTCCAGCATCTCATCGGCAGCCGTGTCATATTGTTTGTGTTCCAACGCATAGATCATCCGTCGAAAAGCCCTGAACCTGGTCAATCCCAGATTAAACAACATATCGATGATCACTGCCCGGCGCACCGGATCCAAATCAAATCGCAACTTTTCATAATCTTTTTTGACCCGATCAAAATCCTCATCAAACAACAAAACAGCCACATTATGAGAGATGGGGCTTCGATCCAAAAAAGCATGGCCATATCCGCCCGTTGGAAACCCCAGGGTGTCGTAATACACATAAGGCCGGAATCCTTCATGACGATGGATCATTTCCTTGATTTCATATTCATTCATTATGACCCGTCCTTTTTGATTTCATCTTTAATGATTTGCCGGAACATTTCCGGGGTCATCTGGGTTTGCTTGAGATTCTTGACTTCCTGCTTGATTTTGCGCTGTCCGTTTTTGAGCTCCTGGTTGGTTGCCTTTATATGCTCCAAATCTTTATGGATCACCTCGATCCGTTGTTTATTGTCCGCCCGCTCTCGCAGGCATTTTTCCGCCGCATCCATATTCCGATAGGTCGCCCCCACTATGATCATGATTACAATAGACGCAATGGCGCCCAAATGTTTCCATGACACTTTTTTTTGAATGCAGCCCGTGACCCCGGATTTGCCGTCCGGGCCATATAAGGTTTTCCGCATACCAGCCATGTAGTCCTCGATGTTTTTTTTACATTCCAGATTCGGGCAGTCGGTCATGAACTCGCCTCCACATCGGCCCTAACCAGCATGGATACCTCTCCCCACACCACACCGTCCGAATTGGACGGATCATAAGTGATGATCGGCACGTCATATCCCTCGGGTGTGATGGTTTCGCCGCCCGCATCGATACGGATCTCGCCGGTATCGTACCCGGCCTGATCCCAGGTGATCAGGCCGGAGGCTTTGTCCGAGGAGCTGATCAGCTTGCTCCCGAAGCTGGCCGTGATCTTTGTCACGGCGGACAGATCAACCGGCGCTTTAACGTCTATGCGAAACGCGCCGTCGGATCCGGACACAGTACCGCCCTCATAATTCCTGTCCAGGGTAAAAGCGTCTGGATTGCCGGATATAGGGCAAGCGATTATCTGATATCTCTGACTGTCCGGGCCGATAATGTATTCATTCAAATGGTAATGCCCGGCCAGAACGATGCCGACGATATTATCAACGGTCGCGCCCCCGTTCGTCCAGGTAGCTCCTGTCGCAACGCCGTCTGCTTTGAGCAACAAATCGATGGTGTTGTCATGGCCTAACCATACTATTTCGGTGGTCATTTTATTTCTCCTCGATGTCCCGGTCCGTGGTTATGGATTTCAGAACCCGCGCAACGGTTTTCGACGCAAAAGTATGAATGGCGGTAATGGAACTAATTGCCGGATCAATGATCACGCCCAGGCCGCCGGTGACGGCTTTGATTATACCGCTCCAGGTAATTCCCCCGACGAGGCTCCTGAAATATACTGCCTTTCTTGACAGATCTCCGGCAGCATCAATATTGCCGGCAAGGTTTCTTCCCGCCGACAAAACCCGGTTTAAAATCCCCTGGAATTCAACAGCTCCGCCGGCCTTTCTTTTAAAAGCCACGACCCTCGATAATGACCCGCCCAGACTGCCCAGGGCGCCGGACAGGGAGCGGAATATTTTTTTAAGGGCTGATACACTTCCCGCAAAACCGAACCCGCCGGCAACGCTTCTTGCAGCCGACAAAATCCTTTTCAATACCCCTTGGGTTTCAATGGTTCCGAAAACCTCTCTTTTAAATGCCACGGTCCTTGAAATCGATCCGCCCAGGCTGCCCAGGGCACCGGTCACGGCCCTCAATATTTTTTTAACGGCGCCGACATCACCGGAAAAGCCGGATTCGCCCTCCAGCATTCTCGGATAAGCAACCGTTCTGTTAATTGATCCTGAAAACGGCAATGTTATTCTCCAAAATCATATTTAATCAGGCCCCAGTGTCCGCAGCGGACCGATCCGTCCGCCCACACTTCAAACCCGATATCTTTGGCCCGCTGGCAAAACGCCCAGTCTTCGGACAGGTATTCATCCTTATAAATATAGGGCTGATACAATGCCCAGGCCGGTTTGTTAGTCCTGTTCTGTGTATAGTGCAGGTCCGGGTATGCGGCGATCATGGTCTCGATGATCTTTCGTTTCACCAGCTTTGCTCCGGTGCTCACATATATGGCCAGCGTCAACAAGTTTTTCTTGAAGATCTCCGGAAAGTCGGGCTTGCCCGGTATCCTCACAGCCGTCACCGCCTTGTCATCTTGCCTGAGCCGGTAAAAGCCTCCCACAATATCCTTGTCATCTTCAACCAGTTTGGATATGGCGTTTTTCGGCAATTCCACATCGTCATCGACGGTGAGAAGATAATCACAGTCCGTATCCATAAAGGCAACAAGGCTGTTTTGCCTGGCCCGACATATCAGAGATTCGCCCACCCTGGGGGACATGGTACAGGTTATCCCTTTTGATGCGGCATGCTGCATGGCTTTTTGCAAACAGATGATCATGCCCCATTCCGGAGCTCGTCTCGAACATGCGCTGATATAAACTTTTTTGATTTTCTTCATCACTTCTCTTTTTTAAGATGTGCGATGATCCAGGTCACTTTTTCATTGTTGGCCTTCTTGATCCGGTCCTGGCTGGCCAGTTTTATAAGCCCGAAGCCCGGCCAGAAATCGCCAAAAAAACTTTGCCGTGAAAATGCCCTGCAATGGGTATCGTCTCCCCAGGCATCCTGGCTCAAATAATACGGCACGATGACCGTGAGGTCCGCCCCCGGTTTCATAACCCTTAACAGTTCTTTTTTTAAACTGCGCAGATCATGAACATGCTCCAGGATGTGCGAGGCCAGGACGTCATCAAAAACGCCGTCTTTAAAGGGCATTCCCTGTTCGCAATCCCCGCAAACATCTCCAATGGGAAGCATGTCATAATTAACGAACCCGTTCCGCCGATCCGGGCCGCATCCTAAATTAAGGCGATTCGGCATTGACTGTCAGCTCGTATGTGAATTCGACCGAATCGTTGGCAATAACATCCGGAGCGTTGGGAACCAGGTTTCGGTCCATCATAGTGCCGGCGGTAACGGCGCTGAATATGCCGTGCTCTTCCACCGTATAGGCGGCCGACGCATTGATCGTGGCTATACTCTGATAGACATTGGTGCCGTTCTCTCCCGGAGACGCGTCGTTTATTCGGGTCTCCCTGGAATTCTGAAGGGCCGTGTGCGCATTGGATTCAGCGGTATTGTCGTCGCCCATATCGTGCCATGTAAACGCATCCAAAGGATAAGTCGTGCTGTCCTGGAGCGCATCAACCACATAATCCGCAAATGCCGTAGTCACCAATTTAACGGACACTAGGCCAAAGTCTTCCCACAAGCCGGTGAGATGTCTCAGGACCCTTATCCTGAGAAATCCGAACACCTCCAGCACGCCGTGGGGCTTGGTGGCCTGGAGGGCCTCCATGATCTCGCCCTGGGTGATCCCGTGCGGAACAATGCCGTTTCTGACCTGTGCGGCTATGCGCTTTTGCCTGAAAGATCTAACGAACTTTTTAATCTGATTTTGAAACATTGCCTTAAATCCTCCTGATTTTCGAGGCGCCGCTTTATTTCCGCCTCTGTTTTTTGGTTATTAATTCTCCTTGATCGTATATCAAGCACCGGCCTGCCGTCAGGCCAGCGCGGCTTCCACTTTCTTGGAAACGGATTCCAGATGGAAAGCAGAAGATAAACCGGGTATTTGTAAAACATTATATGTCACCTTCTATGGGCCGTTTAAAATCGGCCTTCCTGGTCAAGCCAGGCGTCCAATCAATATCTCCCTCTGCAGAACGTAAAAAGGAAGCCTTTCTCTCCAGGTATCCGGATTGACCCGGCATGGCCCCTTCCGTATCTCTTTCAAATGCCGCTTTTCGATTCAATGCCCCGGACTGTGCCGGGAAGGAGCCGTCAACGGCTCGCTGATATTCGGTGCCGCCGGTATATTCCCCCTCGGTCCAGATGTCGGAGACCATGAATTCAACACCATCGCCGCCTTTTAACTTATCGCTGCTGACCCTGACTTCCACCTGGGTGAGGTCTTGATTTGCATCCAGAGAAATTTGAGCGGTTGAAAATCCTACGGAACGATTGGCAGCTTTGGCTAAAAGATCAGCCCAAGCACCGCCGCCGTTCTTGGTGTATTCAATATGAACTTCATCATCGCCCGTCTGAATTGATGTTTCCCACTTCAGCTTTAATACAGTGGCTGTGTAAGTTTCTACTTTAGCCTGCCAGGTGTGGAACCGGATGGACGGGCTCTCGTCAGTATCCAACGATTGATAAGCATAGGTGGTCTCATCTCCGCCGGTACCGGATTGATCATAGGCGTTGGACTCATTGGTCCACAGAGCTAACGCGCCTTCGGTAAAAGTAGTAGGTTTTTTAATCTCAATTGACATAATTTTGATTTATTATCTTCGGATTTATTATTGTTGATTGAAAAAGGGATTGTTGATTGAAAAAAACAAGCCCTTCAATCAACAATCAACAATCATAAATCAACAATCAGGTATGGGCACTGCTCTTCCATAAATTTCCTTCCGAATTCGGGCAAATATATATACGGTCTCAGGCAGCACTCCCCGCAGCCGGAGCACTCTCCATGCCTCACGCCCTTTTCATCAAACCAAAAAGTACAGGACGGAAACTCCCTTATTTCTCCCGGTCCGGTTGGGAAGTTTTTGCATACCTTCGGTCGATTTTCATATATCTTGCAAATACTTTTCATTAAACCCCGATTTAATAATTAACAATTAACAATTGATTATTAATTATTAATTATGCATCCTTAAGCCACCCAAATAAATCCACATAATTAGTGGCGCCGCCCAGGGCCGTGGTCACTGCAATTTGAAAAATCACGCCTGCCGCATAGGTTTTAAGTATTACTGGTGTGGCGTTGGGAATCGGTTGGAGCCAGGCCATGTCTCCTGACGCATCGATATTGCCGAGATTTTGCGATCCCAGGAAATCAGCGAGCCCGGTACTTCTACCCGCAGTGATGATTGAGGCTCCGCAATCCGCACCTGCCACAAGTCCAATCCCGAAGGGAATCATGATTTTGCCAGTGGGTGTGGTGTAAAGAGTGGTATTACCAGTGCCGGACAGATCCAGCGTTACCGGGGCTTCCGTCAATTTCGTCATTAAGAGTTTTCTTGCATCAGACATTGTTTTCCTCCTTTTATAGCGACAATGTTAATGGTTCATTGCTCATATACAAAGGTTCATTGTTTATGCATAAAAAATCTCCAACTTGTAACCGCGAAGCAATTGCAGTTACATTAACTCCTACCTGATAATCAAGTTGGTCGATTGGTAAATTCATATGTGATGGTTTAAAATCTGTTACTTCATCCACATATGAATCATGGTAATCTGTTGCTTCTGAAAATGCCATTTAGTGACCTCCTTTCGGAATTATATTTAGCATATTGTTAATCATTTCTTTCATGTCCGGATTGGCGTCCATAACCGGATTATTCAATATTTGTTTTTGCAATAAAACAATATTTTCCATTGCATGCTTCATGTTGTTATCCTGTTTTGGCTTTTCCGTATTCATCGATATGGCTTCCAGTAATTTAGTTTGATATTTTAATTGTTCTAATATTTTATTTAGCACTTTATTCTCCTTTACGGGAACACCAAAAACATCGAACTTGTTTGTGATGTTATTTCTATTTCAACATTCCTAATAACTTTCCGTACAGCATGTGTAATTCGTACATCTGGATCACCGTCTCTAATAACTTTCCGTACTGCATGAGTGATTCGTGCATCCGGGTCTCCATCTCTAATAATTTTCCGTACTGCATGAGTGATTCGTATTGCCATTACGCAGTTACCTCGACACCGATTTCACCCCCGGAAATATCGGCGTCTTCCCATGCCAGGCTATCGGCAGGGTTATTTTCCATTACTCTTGTTTCAGTTGTGAACGAATCAGACAGAACAATTTCGCTGCCCAGATAATCCGTTCCGCTTTGCCTGGTGAGAATTTTGCATTTTCTTAATCCTGCATCGGTTTTACGAACCGTTATCTGGTCTATAACAGCATGAATCGTTGTACCGGCAGGAGCAGGAAGTGCCGGGAGTCCATAACTGTCTTGATCATTAACTGAAGATCCATCATTATATGTGGTGTCGCTGTCAGGACCAGGTGTTTCATCTACATTCTGATAGTTAGAACCGGCGCTTGGTGTAAAATCAGTATGAGCACCGGCAGCGTCAGGGACATCTTCATCAACCCTTATATCACCGAGAAAATCATTGTTTTTGCTACCAGAAGTGTCACATATATAGCCGTCATCAAAAAAAGTTTGAATAGCACCATGAACCCCTGCTGTATATATGCATTTAACGTAAACATTTGATCCATTCTGAGTATCCTCGTCGGCTGATGTGCCGAGTACTTGCATTTCATTTACCCTTATTGTAATTTGCCCTACCGTATTGCTTATTATTGCTTTAACCTCGACATAATACCATGTGCTGGCCTCGATAGAATGTCCTGATGTTGTGGCAATAAGCGATCCCGCGCCATCTCTAACCTCAATGAGTCTTGACGCATTTATATGAAATTTTAGATGGATATTTCCGGTGGGAAATGCATCGTAAAGCAAAAACAATGGGTAACTTGTATGATAAGTGGGGGTTTCCGGATCATATAAATATATTGCTCTGCCGAAAATGATGGTTGCCGGTGTGCCAGGGACTTCTTCTTTGTAATATTTTGCCGCATCTACCATAGTTATTCCCTGTCCAGCAAAACGAGCATAATTTACATGGAATCCATCTGATAAATAAAAAAGATTAGATAATCGGTTGGCATCAGCATTAGAACCATATGTCGAAAATCCCTCTCCCCACAATAAAGCCATTATATTTTCCTTTATATATATCCGGAAACATTAGCCACAAGATCATAGCTCGATGTTGGCGCATCATAAATAAATCCGAGGTATGACCTGCTATTTGCATCCGATGATATTGATAAATTGGCTGCCGTAATTTGATCGCCGTATTTCACGCCTGCAGGGAATGTTGGTTCCCACCCACCTGTTGCATCTTGTCTGATAAGTAATGTTAATTTATTGCCATCTTGGGCATTTGAAAAAGTAAACGTAACATCCTCTGTCATTGTGATTTGAGCATTAATTCCATCACTCCAGTCGATTGTTGCAGCCCCGCCCGAAGATGTTACAGTTTGTAAATTGCTTGAACCAGATCTTCTAATTTCAATGCCATATTCATCGTAAAGTGTAATGTTATGAAATCCTGCAAGTTCTTCAGACCCGGAAGCCTGAACCATAAAAGATGGTGATATTTCATCGTCCGTTTGATCTCTTTGGTATTTGAATGTATAAGTTCCAGTTGCATTTTGGCTGACAGACACGTCATCGTATCCATCTTCTGCCGACCATACTTTTCCGGAACCGATGACCATTGTTAGTGTGAATGTACGTGGATCCGAATAACTGTAACCATATTGATTTTTCATTGCCACAGTTAAATTTGTTTCGGGATAGTCATTTCCCGAGTCCCAATAAAAATCATCAATGCCACTTAGTGTTAATTCTGATGCATATGGTGCTGTCCATTCTTTTCCGATATACCCGTCAGTAATTTCCGTGTACCCGCCGACAACGAGTATGTATTCTCCGATTTGCACATGGTTTGCACTAATTGTGGGTTTTGCCGGATTGCTTTGTGCTTCGGTTCCTTTGAGATAATCTATAACTTTATCAGTACCCACCTGGAATGCATCGTATCGAAACCACCCTACAGCCGGTGCTGGATCGAGAATAAAAACACTTTCTCCAATGCCCATTGTCCCTTGTGGCCATAATTCACTCATGGTCATCGGTGGGTTCGACTCCGACATTAATATGAAATTAGCGCCTTTTGGATCTCCCAGAACAGCCGGTGGCCAGATTTCATTCATGGTCATTGGCGGATCTGATTCTGACATTACAGCATATCCGGTTTCACCACCTGTTATTTCATATTCAGCACCATCGATTTTATATGTTCCAGCGCTGATTGCAACTGTCATGCCACCCGCCGCTGTGATTTCAAGTCCCGATATAACTCCATCTGCAATGCTTGATGTTGTAGGATGTGACGGAGATCCTGGTTGAGGTGTAGGAATTGCCCCACCATGTCCTATGACTTCGATATGCCCTCTAATTCCGGTTCGATGAAGCAATCTTACCGCATTTCCGGGCTTCATCCATGACGGAATAGTGGCTTCATTGCGGGGAAAGTGAGCATCTATATATTCATCTGATCCTTGAATTCTGCATTTGCAAACGTATTGACTCCAATCAACCTCGAATATGATTCCATCACTTGTTTCAGATTTTGGCTTAAGTTTTTTCTGAATAAACTGACTTGCAAATTTTCTGCCGTATAATCTCATATTCTCCAGCCTTGAATTTCGTCAATAAATTCTTTACCAATCCTCATTGTTCGTTTTAAATTTGGTACTAATACTTTTAATGTTTCGCCAGAATATGGATGTGTTAATTCTAATGCGTCACCTACTTCATCCTGCAGATGCGCTGTTTTTTTGAATTTCAATCGTTTTCGTTGTGCCTTGACTACATCCATTTCTTGGTTTGCAACGGTTTGGCAGCTTGATATCATATAGCACATCGGATCATCTATTGTTGTAGTAATGATTTTATTGCCAAGTTCTTGTTGTAATCCTTCGTCATCAGCTTGAGCCTGAAATGTCTTTTTTTCATGCCCGATAGGACGCGCCCAAATATTATAATTATATGATGCAATTGCACCGAGGATCATTAACATTATATTCAACAGTGATATCAATATATATATGCACCAACCACAGAATCCAGTGCCGGGGGTTTTGGAATCACAATGTGAACATGGAACTCCGATGCCGATCATAGTTGCCACCGTTGCGAAAAGAATCCCCATGAGGTTTGGGGCGACTACTGTAATTACTACATAGTGTTCATCCGGATCGACAGATGAGATGTGTTCGTCCCCTCCTCCTTTAATTCCGAAGATTTTGAATTCCGTTACCGATTGAATAATTTCTAATCGGGGATACCGGCATGTGCGGTTGTGATCTTCCGAATACCAAACAGCTTCATCGGTTTTTTTACCCCACCATCCCGTGGTTCCGTTTATGCTTGTAATATTTTCTTCCTCATATAATATTTCGGTATATGAGTGTGATATTCCCTTAACAATGATTCTGTTTATGAATGTCGAATATGAATCGCTTGGAGAATATGCTATCAATTGTATAGTATCCGGATAAACATGATCTGTTGCTTTGGCTAAATCTATGTGTCTTGGCTGAAATTCATTATCGACATTTACAAACGGATAATATCCAAAATGATCGAGTAATTCTTTGACAATATCGTCAAAAGTCATATCGACAAACTGATGGTATAAAAGATGTTCATTTTCAAAAGTAGCGGGAATATCCATGTCCCCAGCTTCAAGGTTAGCATAATTCAATAATATATTTTCCAACACATTATGCGGGGATTGACCATTGTAATATGGTGTAGCAATAACTTCATGGTCTTCCCAAAGAATCCTAAAATCTTCTGCTATAATTTTTATTTCAGGGTAGCTATTCGTTTTATATTCCAATGATACCGTTTTAATACAATAAGCACCTTGATCTTGCCAATATTTTGTAGAGCTGACTTCTTCTCCAAATCTTACAACTATTTCACGACCTTTTCTTAAAAATGGCGAGAGCGTTGACATTAAATTTTGCGGGTCATATAAATGACCTTTAGCAAGAGAGAATGTTAGTTTTGCAGGTTTTTCAATATCCCATTCAATGGATATCGAAGATGTAATTGATAGATCGTTGGTGATGTCAAAATCACCTATCAGGTTTGCCCATTTTGCGGAATGTTCGGATCCAACTTCTATGTGTTTCCATACTATCCATAATATATTATCACTGTCATACACTATGTTTGGCTGATATTCAAAAAATTCATAGCTGAAATCCACATAGCTTCCGTAATCGATGGTTGTATCCACATTATCGATGACTGCTTGTTTTAAAATACCATATGGACCATATTCAGAAAATGCAACGATTGTGTCACCATAAATTGCATATATTGTTTTCGTTAAAGGATTATATTTAAGCCCGCTCCATAAATTATTTGTATGTCCGAATCCGGGATATGTATCATCATTTATTATTTCCCATGAATCTGTGTTTGTATCGTAAATCACGATCCCGCCGCCATTGGCCAGTGTGTTGTTGCTGACCATTAAAATCCTGCCATCTCCCATATCGTTAAAATAATTTAAATGATATTCATTTTGTGATGACCAAGTTGGTTCGTGGTAAGAAACAGTTCCGCTGGATGCCTCATAATGTGCCAAACCACGCCTGTCCGGCTGGCTCGAATTATATGGAAAAGCAGCATAGATATCTCCATTTGCCATGAATTGAAAATCCCTTGCTCCATCGTATGGAAATCCATAATTTAAATTATGGCAAATTTCGAATTCCGGGTTTCCGGTAATCGGATTCCAGGCTACTATTCCACCAGATCCTCCAAACCTATACGACCATGTATGTGTACATATACGGTTGAAAACATAATCCCATTTCATACCGTCGTCGCCCAAGACAAATTTATTGACAGTTGTACTTATACTGCCGCCATCCCAGATTTCGTTATAGGTGTATAATCCGGTAATTTGATCTGCAATTTCTTCTAAATCAATCCACCCTAGGTTAAAAGTGTTTCCCCCGACATGCATTAAATATAATCTTTTAACTCCGTTATATGTAACAATGCATCCTGATCGTACTGACATATTATTCCCGTATGTCGGCAATATGTACGATACGTCGCCTCCACCGGAATACCCCCACGTGTAATTTCTGGTTGCTTGATTTATATGATTATATGCCTGAACTTCAGCACTATTTCCACATCTTGCTGCCGACCATTCGCAATCTGATGGATACATATTCCAATAAACACTATCCAGCGGCGGGATTGTCAGCTCTGTTATGGTTTCTGTCCATTCCCACGCATCCGCATCTATTGTGGTTAAACCCCTAAGTGGATGTACTACAGTTCCGATACCATGTGCCCAATATAATTCATCAGTATCAAGATTAATATTTAATTTACCTGCCGGTTGAATATCGCTATATGGATATCCGGTCATATTGACATCGAGAGATTTTACAACTGATTTTTCTGCATACATAAAGGTTAAATCTCCACTACTATCCTCAACAGCGGCGGGATGTATCCCTGATTTTCCAATAGTATAATCAGTAATTTTTTCAGCGGATGACCATGATGATCCGTTATTGTCCGAATACATCATGTAAATATTGTTTAGTTCAGTTAGATTAACATATTCATTCATGTAATCCAGATGCAAAAATAATCGTCCGGATGTGACTTGCGATATATGAGGATTATTACAGTATTTATTCGAGGAAAATGCAGATGGAGTGATATCAGTTGCCGAACCCCAGGAGGTAAAATTACTGGAAGTCCTTTGTTTCAGATAATAAGTATTGGATAGACTTGGTGGATCCCCGGTTCCTTCAGGATATATCAATAGAAAATTATCATTTGCTAATGTAAACACATATGGATTAGCCACCCAATTGCCACCGGGATTGTAAATCAGTGTCCAGCCGGTAACTGTTGAACCGGTTTGAGTGATGATTTTATAATACAGACTGTTAGAACTATAAAAAATGGCAATAATACCGATGTTTCCATTTGGTAATTCGCATATGCATGGATCTCTGGTGTTATCTGGCGAGATAAGGACTTCTATCCATTCGCTTTTATCTGTTGGGGTATATTGATAGTATATAACAGGATTGCCGGTACCCGGATTTATGCGCTGCATTACGACAGCCAACCGTCCCGTGGATAATGATATGATATGGGGTTCAACCTCGTTTGATGTTAAAGAATTAAAATAATTTCCGGAAACAGGAATGATATTACCCATTGGAGAGCTGACAATTTCAACAATGGGACGATGGTTAACTCCATCTTGGGCAGTTTTAAGTGTAGAATTGAGTGTAATGGACAATGAAAAGCCTCCGGCGTTTATGATTGTTGATTTATGATTGACGATCCTTTGATTTATGATTGTTGATTGAAAAGGGATTGATGATTGAAGGGCTTTTCAATCGCCAATCATAAATCAACAATCATAAATCCAGGGTCCAACTATATTTCCGACATAATCAGCAAGACCATTTTCACATTTTTGCGATATGACGCACCGGCGCCGGTGGACAGGTGATAATCTCCGTTCAGGCTCAGGATCTCCACATTATAGGTGGAGCCGTTCTCCGGGTCCCAGACCAGCACGGCATCGGCATTGAGCAGAGATAGTAATTGCGTATATTGAGCCGTTGGTATGGATGTCCAATTGAGCGGCACTTCCTGACCCTGGATGAATGTACCCCAGGAAAAGAACGCCACGCCGCCCAGGGTTTTAATTGACTTGGCCCGCCGTTCTTCGGTGATCACCGGCATGGGTTCGCAGGGGTTCTGGGTGAATGTATATGATCCCAATTGCATGGCCATTATCTCATTTCCTCTCTCATTACACTTCGCACTTTTTCCTCAACATCCGCTAAATGCAGCGATGCCGCCCGCCGATTCATATCGCCCTCGATGGTTAGATTGCTGATGACCGTTAAGTTTTTCACCGGGTATGCGGCTTGTCCTCGCGGGATCACGATTTCACCTTTTTGCAATATGGCCGGAAATTCATCCGATGCTAATCCTTGATGCAGTCTGGGCGCGTGGGCGAACAGGGACGCTGGCATGATTCGTGCGGGCGGCGTATCCGTTCCCACGGTGCCGCCTTTGTGCATCACGAACCCTATGTCTACACCGCCAGTGGGTCCGCCGCCGCCACCGGCCGCGGCTCCACCGCCTCCCGCTCCGCCTCCCGCTCCGGCTGCGGCTCCGGCTAATGCTTTGGCTGCCGCAAGCTGGTAATATAAAAGAGTAAGCGCCTGGACTTGAACACCTTCCGCAATCATCGCGGGTCGCTTTTTAGCCCAGCCCACAATCCAATCTTTTACCATTTGACCCGTAAGATCCGCTAATATACGAGCCGTCATCCGCCCTAAAGCCCTGATATAATCCTGCCATATTTTCAGGTCGTTCATAAAAACATCAAAAAAGAAATCGGAAAATGCCTGCTCCATGGCCTCGGCGGTGCGCTGGCTCATTTCACCCAGGATGCCATAGGTGTCAGCCATGGCGTCAATCCGCTCCTGGTCAAGTTCTTTTATTCTTTCGGTGAGCCATTCATGAGCCAGGGCCGCGTCCCCGGTGTATTTTACGTAATCTTCAGCCTGCTGCTGAAGTTGCTCCAGGCGGTATTGGTAGTAATCCTCGGATTGAAATCGCAAGTCCGAGTACATCTCCTGGAATGCCTGTTTGGTTTTCTCGATGTCTTCTTTGGTGCGGTCATATCCGATAATATATTGGCCCACACCCCGGCGAAGCTGCTCCTCAACCAGGGCGCCTGTACCGGATGGGATGATTAAGGATTTTTGAAATTCGGCCTGGGCTTTGGCCAGATCTTTCATCAACCTTTCATATTCTTTCTTGGCAGCATCCGCGGCGCTCGTATCGATAGTCGGCGGCAGTGTGGGTTCCGGCGCAGGTGCGGAAGGTTCTGCCCAGGTTCCGGTCACTCCGGCGCCGCGAAACAGGCGCTCATCGGTCAGATATCGTTTGGTGGATCCATAAATGTCGGACAGTTCTTTTTTGAGCCTGGAAAGATTCTGTGCCGCTGCGACAATCAATCCCACGGTAACCCCGCCCACCGGACCCAGAATAATAGTGCCCACCAGACCGGCGCCTGCAGGACCGATCACGCCGTCGGGCAGGGCATCGTAAACAGCTTTGATCTCGATGATCGTGCCTTTGATCTTGTCGGCAAAAGCGGCCACATCGGTCTTGACCAGATCCTGATTGGCCTTCCACCAATTGGTGGTATGTTCGGCCACTTTGGCGATCTCCGGGGCCAGACCCACGGCTGCGGACATGAACTGAACCTTGATCACCCGGGTGAGTTTTTCGATTTCGTCATTGGCTTTTTCGCTCTGGCGGATGAGCTGCTCGTCCATGACGATGCCTAAATCCCGGGCCTCCTGACGCATCTTTTCAAGGCCGGCGGCGCCGTCTTTGACCATGTTGGTTAAAACAAGGCCGGACCTGGAAAATGCCGCCGCTGCCAATGCCGCCCGATCGGTCTGTTTGGCGGTGCGGCCCATGCGGTCCATGAGCAGGTCCAGCGCCTCTTCCGTAGACCCGGCACTTTGGATATTTTTTAAAAGTTGCTCATCGAATTTATTCAGAAAGGTGACCAGGGCGCCGGTCTCGTTCCGGGCTTCACCCACGCGTTTGGAAAACGCCTTGAAGGAATTGTCCATAAGCTCGGTGGACACCCCGGCAATGCGCGCCGCGTGCCGGTATTCCTGGAGCGCATCCGTGGAGATCCCGATCACGTCAGCAGCCTTGCCTATGGCGTCGGCGGTCTCCAGGGACTTTTTTATCATGGCCCCCATGGCTGCCGCGCCGGCAGTGGCCACCATGGCCCCCCGCAGGCTGAAAACAGACTTGGTAAACGCCGCGACCCTGCCCTGGGCGGACATGAATGCCGACTTTGTAACGTCTTTTGCGGATAATATTATTTGAAGTTTTTGATCCATATTAATGATTAATAATCAATTGTTAATAATTAATTGTTAATTGATGGTTTTTAGTTAATTATTAATTGTTAATTATTAGTTATTAGTTATTAAATTCATTTTTTTCATTTTTTTTGCATTTTTTACTTGACAAACATATCCAGCGGATATATATTGTAATTAACAACAAAATTAAAATATATTCAATGGATTGATAATAATGGAAAAATACAACAATACAGACAATGTCGCCGGCTGGACAATGACCGAAAAATTTGATGGCGTCCAGGGCATATGGGACGGTCGTATCCTGAAAACCAGAAATAATAACACCATCCACGTTCCGGCATGGTGGACAACTTGTCTGCCCAAAAAAAAATTGATCGGTGAGCTGTGGGCCGGGCGCGGCAAATTCGATTATGCCCGGGGCGTTGTCATGTCCCGCCGGGAAGATAGCCGGTGGGAAGATATCAGATTTATGATTTTCGATAAAATCCTCAAGACCGAAATAAAATCCATGGAACAATTCGACCAATTTTATAATGACATTATCGAAAAAGGCGGGGAAGGCGTTGTAATCACGTCGCCCGATGGAGAACAATACAAGAGAAAGCCCCTCCAGGATAGTGAAGGCATTGTCATCGAACACAAAAAGGGCCGGGGTAAAAATGTCGGAAAGATCGGCGCGTTGATTTTGAGGCTCCGCAACGGAAAAAAAATGGGTCTCGGGGGCCTTGACAATAAAAGAAAAAACAATCCCCCTGAAATCGGGACCATAGTAAGGTTCAAGTTCAGCGGATTCACGTCCGGAGGTCTCCCGAGATTTGCTTCGTTTTACGGTATCCGGGCGGAAACATCGCTTAATTTTTAAAATGAAAAAAAAATCAAAATATTTTGAGTCGGTACGCAAGAAATTAGGGGTGAACAAACAGCGGATGGCTGATATTTGCGGAGTCCACTGGCAAACCTGGAACCATTGGGAAACAGGCGAAAGAGAACCGAACAATGCCACAATTCGTCTGGTTACAATTTTGGCCCTGATTAAAGATTGCAACATAATAGAAGATTTCCTTTAAATTCGTTCTCCACGCATTTTCCTTCGATAATTTTTCTGAATATTTCTCCATGCCCGATCTTTTTCCGCTCTCCAGAACGGATCCATAATGGGCCTTGCCGGAGTTGTGAACCGTTTCGTAGTTCTCCGGATAAACATATATTTCCTGGCCACGGATCGTTTGGACATGGCCGCGCCTTTGAGTCTGAAAAACTCCCGGCGCTCGGATTTCATCCCGCGGGTAAATCCTTTCTGCTGGAGCTCGGCGATTCTCTTCCACGATTTGGAGACTCGCGGTCCTACCCAGCCGATCCGCATATCAAACGGTGATTGATCCTTCACAAAATACCGCACGGCCAGGGCCAACCGCCGCAGCGGTTTATTAGGTCTCAGCCGTTTACTTCCCCGGGCCCGGGACAAATAAGTCAAAGGGTCAAATTTCTTCCCGCCCGGAGTCCCGTCCCGGATCTGCTTTTTCAAAAGCCGCATAAGACGAAAGCCCTCAACTTTGATCGCAGTATTAAGAGCTTTTTCCTGGCGCCGGCTTTCGGTCTTCAGCGTCCGCTCCAGCCCGGTGAATCCTTTGGTAATTACATTCAGCATTTTTAAAATTATCCTCTTTTCATTGACAACAACTGTCAGTCGCAAATCACTATGACAGGCTTAAGTTATTGTTATTTAAGGATTATTATTATTTATTGACATTTTTTGTCAATCATGACAAATATTGTCATTTTTGCCTTGTTTTTTGCATTTTTTATTTTTCGTTAAAATCATTTTTATCAATAATATCAATGGGTAATAAATATTTCACAAACCCCTTGTCTTGGCACGCAATTTGCGTATATAATAATAAGACAATGAAAACCACAAACAATAGGGGGTAAAAATCATGAGAATGAAAAAAATGTACAGCGTGCCCGGAACCAACCTGGCGGACAGCGATAATTATGAATCGTTGCGAAAATTTGCCGACAGAATGGGACATGCTGAAATCGACATTATTGAGATCGATGTTCCCTGGCTGGAAAACGGAGATAAAATCATTATTGAACAATGTGTGGGTAGTTATCAGGATGAGGATGGCATATCGACCGGAGGAACATGGATTGATATAGAGGGTGTTTGGGTTGTTAGTTCGGGAGAATACGCACACGACGGCATAGGGTCTATGTATGACGACCACGGCAACCACGTCCAATCTGTAGATGCAGACATGAAATATAATGGATTTCCGTATAGAAATGTTCGCATGGCTCAAACGACTAAAATCACATTGGCCGACGAGGTTTTGAGGGATCGTTATTATTTCGATGATGACGAGAATGAATCCCCTGTTCATCAATGCCATGAACCCTATCGCCGTGGGATAGGTCAGGGGTTTGGGCCAACGGAGGATGGATAATGAAAAAACAAAAATTCCAATCATTATTAGGCATGGCAAAAACATTCCAGTGTGTAGATTCCAACCGTGCCGATTTTTGGCAAGGATATCAACGTGGTATCCGCCGTCTGTATCACGGTGAAAATTTTGGTGGTGTTGAGGAACATGAACAATTTTTAAATTGCCGCGATGGTGAATATCGCCGCGATTTACAGTCTGGATATCGGGCTGGGTTTTATTATGATCAATTATGCCTCGATGAACAGGATGATATCCAGCCACTACGAAAACTGCTCGGTTGGACGGTGAAAGATCTGGCTGAAATCGCCGCTGTTTCCGCGCGCACTGTCGAGGGTTGGGAACAAGGGCGTTCAATGTCCTATTCAGCCCTACAGTTAATTCGTAAATTTCTGATGATTTAAATTTCATTCATTCTCGCCCCGGTTCGCCGGGGCTTTTATACTGCTTCTCAAGAGTTTTGGTTTCCAAAATTTTAATCTTCCGCCACACACAGGGCGACATATCGATGTCCAGCTCATCAGCTCTTGTGCGCACTTCCCGGTAATCCAGCCCGATCACGCCCATGCCGCCGGCCCGCCACTGGGTATTTACATCACCCCATAATTCCAGAACCTCGACGTTTTCAGGCATGATCTCCGGCATGTTATGGGCGCCGTATTCGCACGTCGCACAAAGCGACATACTTCCAACCTTCTCACCTTCTGATTTTCTTACCTTCTTTTTTGCCGAAGCTTGGCACACCTTACAGTAGTCTATCCGCCGTTTGTCTGAGAGCCAGTCCCAGACGCCGGCAAGTTTTTTTCCTCATCCCTTGCCCCGTAAGTTTCCTTTGTGATCCCGGAAAATACTTCCATGGTTTTGATGTGGTCGGACTCTTCCAGGGCCGCAAATGCATCCATGTCCAGCACACACAATTCCAGCACTTTCTCGATGCCCTCGTCCACCAGATCCGGATCATGAATGGGCGGCGAATAGAAACTCAAATAAAACCCGCACGCTTTAAGAGATTTGACTTCCTTCCGGGTCAAGCTCCGCACTTTCACGCCATGCACTTCTCGCATATATTTCTCCCTGTCCAAAACAATAATTGATAATCAATGGTTAATAATTAATTGTTAATTATTAATTATTAATTATTATGTTATCAAATCGTAAGACACCACATTATTAGTAACTCTCGCCACGATATTACTCGCCTCGGACCCGGCCGTGTAATACCCCACGAAATCCAGAGACACGATAAGCCCCTGGGGACCCTCGATGGGCACACCGTTCACCGAGTAAAGCAGCTCCTGGATCTCGAATTCCAGAATCGAGTTGACGCTGTCCGTTACAGTGATTTTCAGAGACGTTTCCGTGTCACCCGTGGCTTTATCTAACAGGGTTTTGTCCTCGAACAGGGTTTTGATGTTGCCGGTGACCGCCACGAATCCCTCGGGGATATCTCCCCGGATCCCGCCGCTGCCGATCACAAACGAATTTGGGTCCAGCCCGAAATCCAGGTTTATGGACAGCTCGGTGGCGTTGGACAAAGACCCGCCACCTTCCAATATGGCCGCATCGAAATTATTGACCCGGTCCAGGGATACGGTTGTGGGCGCCGCGTCAAAAGCAGATGTTTCATGGCTCATGTCCGCGCCCAGGACTCCGATATTGCCGATCAGCTCTCCGTCACCGCCAAAGGTCATGCCCAGGCTTGCGATCTTACATCCCACGAACCGCTGGTACACATTGGCCGTCAGATCCTCGAACACCTCTTCCAGGGTAAAGCTGGGCATGGAAGATGCCACTTTGAATTCGTGTTCATAGGGATCCGTGCCCGTGGTGCTCGGGTCCCCGAACATGGCGACAAGCCAGTAGGGCATGGCATCCGAATCCAGCGGAATTACAATAGGCCCGTTCACGTCTTTGTTGCCCGCAAAAGGCACAACCGTGTTCCGGGTCCCGGTTAACGTGGCCGGCACCTGGCGATTCTTCACCCCCACCACGCCGCAGGAATTGAGCGGCATAACAAACCCGGTCGTAGCCGCCGTGCCATATGCCGCGTTTTCAAAACCTAATAAAATCTCGGCATTTACGCCGCGTTGCTGTGTCATTTAAATTTCCTCCGTAAATTTATTGGATTGTCGATTTATGATTGTTGATTTATGATTGATAAAAACAGTCAACAATCCCCTTTTCAATCATCAATCCAAGGTCAATCCAAGGGATCATCCCCGATCAGCATCCGTTCCCGAAACCCGATGGCCACATCCGCCTCGAAATTCGGAAAACTGGTAATGGTATCCGTCATCCAGTCAAACCCCATGACGAAATCAACAGGCTTGGCCGCCCGGATCACGGTCAGAATCCGATTGATAAATTCCACCAGCTTTTGAGTAGCCGTGAATTCTTCCACGTTGTCCTCTGCCCGGGTCTCGACGGCCGCATCATAAATCACGATATAAACACCCACGCCGTATTCCACGATCCGGTTCTCCTCATCCGCGGATTTTGACGGCGAATGAAACTGCACGTCCGGAGCGTCCGATTCCCCGGGCGGATCCCGCTCATCCTGATCCAGATACACATTATGCTTTTGCCCGTAATTGGCCAGTGTCCAGGCGGACAATTCGGCATCCTGCGCCACCGCCGTGACCAGGTTATTTATGAGAGTGTAGATATTCATTATTTTGTTGCCACCAAGGCACCAAGGCACTAAAAGATTTTATTAAAAAAAACTTGGTGTCTTTGTGCCTTTGTGGCTATTTTTTTTCTTTTTCAAAAACACACCCTTGGTGTCTTTGTGCCTTTGTGACTATCTTATTTTTGGCTTTTGATTCCGAATAAACCGGATCTTCTTAGTATGCACGTCCTGGCTGACAATTTTCGGATACCGCCATGTCAGGCCGCCATACACCAGGGTGTCGGTTCGATACGTGACCGTGGCAACGTCCGACGCCTTGACCTCGATATCGACAAAATCGAATAAAGAATTCGCATCTTCCTCGAAACCGTGATCCACAACAGCCTCGATATCCACGCTGTTATAGCTCACGGTTTCGCCGAAATCGTCGATATTGAAAAATACCGGCAGATCAGAACTAAGCTGGTTTTTCAGCGTCATCTTTAGCCCTTGCGATCTCAAACCGCGAACGAATGCCTTTTGGCACAGCATCCATCCTGATAATCTCCCCGGCCTTGAACTGCACCGGTGCAACTATCTCATAGACGCCCTTGCGGACTTCTTTCAGCCTGCCTGCCCGGGACCGGGCCTGCTCGTCCGCAAGCCCGATTCGCCCGCAACAAAGATCCACGGTTATCAAGGTTTTGTATTCTCTCATTTAAATCACTCCAAAGTTTAAAGTGTGAAGTGATCTAAAGTTAAGGTCGCCGCCGCAGGCGGCACATTTTTTAAACTTTAGTACTTTCAACTTTAGTCACTTTAGGCACTTCTTTTATGTCAACGTCACCAAACATGAATGCTGCCACATGCCGTAGCCCACATTCCGCCAGGTATCGATGCCGTATTGATGAGCGTCATTGTCGAACTCATATTCAGATCCATAACCCTTGACCTTCATCATTACACCTGTTTCTTCCTGGCGAATAAACGATTTGAGCCGTGAATCGGTTCGAAACATTGCAAATTTTGTGGTCCAGTCACTTAATCTGACATTTGGCACCACTTTGATGGTAAATTCCTTTTGCATTTCCGACAAAGCGCTTTGGTCTGCCGCAACCTGGTACGGCGTTGCAACAGCCTGACGCGCGACATGCATGAAGGTGGGCGGAACCAGGGCCAGAAAAGCATTGGCCGTTTCATTCATTGGCTCCCCCTGATCATCCACAAGATTGACGATCGTTTCAATACCCTTCATGATTGCAAACTGTATATCGGCCACACTCGGGGCAGTTGTTGTCCCTGACTTTGTAATCGGCAATGCCGAAATATCCACATCGATATCATTACTCTGGGTACCGGAATCACCTTCGGAATGATCCGTGTCAAAGAAATACTGCCCGTCATAACATGTGGTTGCTTCGGCATCCACTATGAGCGTTGACAGCAGACTCGCCCAGTGAGCATTTGCCCTTTGAGCCATTTCCGCAATGCGAATCAACGCTTGCCCGGATTTATCCCTTCGTAAATCCCTGACAAGAATTTCCAGCGTATCTTCATAATGTTTATTGCGAATCGTCATGCTTTGCTCACGCAGTCCTTTGGCATTTCTGCCACCGATCCATTCGCGCAACGCCGGAGCCTGCCCTAACCAGGTATATTCTTCTGATGCCTGATCCGACGTAAAAAGATTCGCCACCAGGTTGACCCAACCGACACCCTCATCCTGCTCCAGGGTTTTATAAAAAGTACCGATAACTTGTCTTTCGGTTAGTTTGTCCATTTTGTGTCTCCTTATTTTCTAATAATTAATCGTTAATAATTAGTTGTTAATTATTAGTTATTGGTTATTCCTTCGCCCAGGTACCGATCATGTTGTCGGCGACCCATCCGGTTGCATCGCCGTACGCAAGATCGACCATATCCCCGCGATTTGCAGTGGCTTTGGTATTGATCAGATCCTTGTCATCCACCGCCGTAAGGTCCGTGGGCTGGATATTGTCGGCAGCATTAGGTGAAATTGTGATAATCGACAAACCATAACCCAAACCATTTACAATCCGAAATCCCATTTTTGCAACCGCAGGCAAAGTGATAGCAAATGCGTCGGTATCCACAAAAAAGACTTTCCCGGTATCCAATGCATCCAGGGTTTTGGTTCCGGACAGGGTTTCAGCTACCATTCCGTCGTGGGGATCTCTGAGCACGTCCACATCAAACTCCACGATGGCAACGCCGGCGCTCACATACCGCCGCATAAATCCAATAAACACGCCGGATGTTTTCAGGAACGAAAACGCATTATCGTCCTGGGCATAAACAGGCTGCCCCACATCGGTAATTACCGCACCGGTCACGGACAACTGGATCGCGCCCCGTTTGATGGTGCGCACGTTGATGGCCGCGGCCGCGCCGGCGGAATTGTCCGCCTTGGCCTCGGCAAATCCCACAAACTTATCCACAGATGTCAACGGTCTTGCATGGCCGGACGCAATCACCAGGCCAGCAGCGGACCCTTCATAAATAATGTCAGCGGCAATGACCGGGTATTCATTTCTTTCCCCCAGTTCATAGTCCCTGGGAGTATCAGCAGCTAAAGTAGTCATTTTATAAATCTCCTATGTTAAAGTGTTTTTCTTATTATTTGATTTTTGACCCCAAAACTTTAGCCTGGCCTTTTAATATAGCCCTTTCCGCTGCCAGGTACGCGTCATAATCCCCGTCAAATTCTTTGCGAATCACAGGATCTTTGTCCCAGGCCGCTTTGGCCCGCTCTTCCACCGGCAGGTCCGAATCTTTATCCGGAGTTTTCGTATCCTTGTCCGTGGACGGATCGGGCAGGGCGTCCGGCGCATCTTTTTGATGCTGTTCAAGGGTGTCCGTACGCAGCTTCTTTTCCGCAACCAGAATTTTTACCGCCGCTTCGGGACCCGTGGTTTCACCGTCGAACATCAGGGTTTGGATGAGATCCTCATGCCCGGGAATAAGCTGATCCTGGACGGACTGAATGCGCTCGCGCTCGGCTGTGGCCCCTTCTGTTTTTGCGATATCCTGGTTTTCCGGAGAGGCTTTTTCAATGCCGGTTTTTTCTCCGTCATTAAATCCTTTTTCATATCCGGCCTTGTCCCCTTCGTCGACCAGCGCCTTTGCGATATCAGGATATTTGGTTTTGAATTCCTCTAAATTCATTTTTCATCTCCTCGTTTAAGATTAACAGCTTTGACTCCACTTGTTTATTTTCATGCAACACCGGCATGGTGGTATGTATAAGCCGGTCCAGGGTGGAAACACCGTCCACCAGGCCAGCGGTAATTCCTTGATTCCCGATAAAAACTTTGCCGTCCGCCATGTTTTCTAAAACCGTTTCCGAGGATACGCCCCGATGCCGGGCGATGGTGTCCACAAACACCGAATACATATAATTCACCCGGTCCTGAAGCTCTTGCTTCCCGTCTTTGGAGAGCGGTTTATACTGGGACACTATCCGCTTGTACTTGCCCGCATAAACCTCCGTGGTTTTGATGCCTCTTTTTTTTTCATACTGAGAATAATCCACGTGGTTGGCCACCACGCCGATGGATCCGGTCTGTACCGTTTCTCCGGAAATATAAATTTCATTTGCAGCAGACCCGATCCAGCAAGCCGCCGATGCCATGATCCCGTCTGAATACGCCACGATGGGCTTTTTATCCCGGCCCTCGAAAATAATATTGGCTAACTCCAGGGTTCCGTCCACGGTACCGCCCGGTGAATCGATATCCAGCACAATGCCTTTGATGTCCGGATCATTGAGCGCCTCGGTTATATCCCTGCCAGCTAATTCCGTGGACACACCCCCGGAAATTCGCATGAACATATTGGCCCGCTTGGCCGTGACTCCGTGGATGGGAATTACTGCCATATTATTAATCACGTCATAATCTTTGACTTCATTCTCCAGGGGTTTTCCGACCTTGGCCTCGATGGCCGCAAGATCAATCTTCTCCCCGCGCAAGTGCGTGGAATAGATCTCCTGGATTTCATATAGCTTTTCCGGCACAATGGCCCAGGGGCTAGTGAGCACGTCAATTATTTTCATTTTTTTTTCACCGCAAATAAACGCAAATGGACATAAATGTTTTTTTTTTAAAAAAAATTAGCGTGTATTTGCGTCCATTCGCGGTTTCCTTCTTTTTTTATTCTTCGGTTTTTGTTTCACCTTCCAAATCAGAGCCCTGGTTATCATCTTCTTCGGGCTCGGGAGGTTCCGCCGGCGCCACAACAGCGGCCGCGCCCATGCCGGCATCTTTTTTCATCTGCTCCTCTTTAGCCCGCTGGGGAAACTTCTGCTCCCAGTCCCCGCCGGTCAGAGCCGCTGTTTCCTCGGAATGGGTTGTCAGAGTCAAGGCCAGGCGTTTTTCGGCGGCGTTGACTTCCTTGAACTCGTCGATCTGGCCCTTTGACGGCCCGGTCCATTCGGATCCCAGGTACGCCATTTTGATCAAAGGATCCCCATTCAAAAACCCCGGCGCCGCGATCCGGCCCAGGGCCACAGCCTCGGTCATCCATAATTCATACACCGGCTTGCAAAGCACATCTTCCAGCCATTTTCTCCGGCCCATGTAAAACCGCCACGCCTCTAAAAGCGCGGCACGGGCCGCCGAATAGCTGGCCGTAAAATGTTTGACCAGGATTTCAAAGGGCAGCTCCAATGCCACGCCGATCTGGCGGGATATAGCCAGAACAAAGCCGTCAAAGGACTGATTAGGCCGGCCAGGGTTGGCCGTGGAAATATCTTCGCTGGGCAGCAAGTCCAGAATAGCGCCCGGTGCCATTTTATAATCCTTGTCCGTGGATTTTCCACCGGTCTCGGTCGTAGGCTGCATGGGAGACATTCCCGCATGGTATTCGGATTTGATGAACACGGTAAAAAATGCGCTGATCAGCGCCGCATCCACCTCCGCGCCGGTATAGCGACCCAATTGTTTCAGGGTTTCGATCACCGGGGCCAGATCGGGTACTCCCCGGGATTGTCCCACCCGGAGCTTTCTGAATAGATGAAGCATATTGCGCCGGCCGGTCTTGGCGCCGTACGCGGACACGGTGCTCCACTCATTTGATTTGGCATATATGTTGCCGGGATGTCCTTTGAGGATTTGGTATTCTTTGGGACGGCCGTTGGAATCCTTTAAAATACCGCCGGCCAGGGTATCCGTGTCCTGGGCGTTGTCTTTATTGCACACCCGATCCGCTTCGATTAATTGGAGCTGCAGGAGATACGTGCGGAACTTATCGGCTTTTGACGGCGTAAGCACGAACACGTCCCCGTTTTCCAGCGTGGACCGAAATCCAAGATCCTGGAGACCAGTAAAGTTTTGGGCGCCCGCGACATCGCAATCATTGGACTCGGCCCAGAGCCGCCATTCCGCCTCGGTGTGAGACTCCCAGGCATCGGCTTGATCTTCGTCCAGGTTTAAAATATTCCGGTCAATCCGGGATTTTAATTTCAATCCCGTACCCACCACGGAAGTAACTTTGGTATTAATGGCGCCGCACGCCAGAGGATTGTTCCGGATCAGATCCCGGGACCGCTCGCGCAATGTGGGAAGCTCGCCAATAATGTCCGTATCCGCATCCCCCCCGCGGGGCGACCATTCGGAAAGAGGCCGCCTCTTTTTGGACGCCCCGTGATATGCGCCTGCCAGAGCCATGAAATATCGTGCCCGCATCCGCTGCGCCCCGCGCCCGGGCGAAACAAAATTGACCACGCGGTCAATGATATTCTGTTTTACCTCGATTTTTTGGTGCCTGATTTCCCGCATACTTTTAAATTCTTTTTGTTGCCACTAAGGTACTAAGGCACTAAGAATATTTTTTTAATAAAAACTCTGGTGTCTTCGTGTCTTTGTGGCTATTCTTTCTTTTCATCAATCAGTAACCGGCGTCACTCCCCGCACACGAATCCCGCCGCCGTCCGTTTCCCGGTCCGCCAATACCCGCAGGCGCTTTCGCTCATCCATTAATGTTTTAAGTTCCGGATTGGTTTTGGATCGGCTCCCCACGGAATAGGATTGCGCGCCCGTGAGAATAGCGGTGATGGCGGTATCGATTTGCTCAAGCTGCTCAGTATAGGTGAGAACAACCATAAAAAAACCCCTTGGGATTAGTATTTGCTTGTCTTGCGTTCACCATATCATGGGGTTTTTTAAAAAATCGTTATCCAACGATAAAAGGGCTTAAAAAGATGAAAAAAGGGGCTAAAAAGATGTTGACAAGCAATTATCGCCACCAAGACACAAAGACACTAAGGAAATTTATTTAAAAAAACTTTGGTGCCTTTGTGCCTTAGTAGCGATATTTAACCTTCCTTGATGTATTTCGCCGTATTTTTCAAATACTTATTCCGCTGATACGCCATCCAGTTATACAAATCCACATTCAACGCCCGCCAGGTCCTCTCCCCGTTCCGTTTCCAGGCCGGCAAATTCTCATGCTCGATCAAAAAAAGAATCTGCTTGGGATCTTCCTTAACAAATCCGCAGATTTGATCCGCCCCTTTCAAACACTCGATTTTCGCCGGGATGTTTTTCATTAATTCATCATTCGATGTTGGATGTTCGATGTTCATATTTCAATAGATCATAAAGATCATTAATAACCTCTTTAACTTCTTCGTCTGATATAAAAAGTTCAGATTTCCTAACTACACCACGCTTATATGCCAACATAATTACTCTTTCAAAATCCTTCTGTTCTATTTTCATGGTGTCACCTTCCCACCTTCTAATCTTCTCACCTTCTATCTTTCAGCCATCCAGGCCGCTCCTAATCCCTCACCCCGCCCCGATCGCCGCCCGAAATCCCTTTGCTTCGGCCCTTCCGTCCCTGCCCGCCGCC